CTGGCATGATTCTTGCTAGGTAACTATAACATTAAATAAAAATAGCCCAGCAAATTGCTGGGCTATCATATTTTATATTTACATGGTTATAGAACCTCTATGAATCTGTACCTGTGTGACCTCTGTCAGTGTCCGGTAGTTGTGCTTGTCATCAGAAATATCGTATAAGCTCAAATAAATATGCCTGCCTCGGAAATTAAGCTGTGCAGGGATATGGTAGAAGTCACTGACTGACTTAATAATAACAGTCGTTGGATAGCATGTGTAGCCATTATGGTCACCAATAAAGGACGTTGAGAAAATACGCCCCAAATAGTACTCAGTGCCATCACATGTAAGTGTTCCGCTGTTTGGGAAGCAAACATAGTTGGCCCAAATCAGAGTGCTTGTATTTTCATTGTATGAGCTGACAAAAACCCAGCTTGAACCTAGTGCAGCTGTAAAGTCGCCAGCTTCAAAGTTGGCGTTAACATCATAAAATGATGGACTGCACGATCCCGTTTCAACAGCGGTAGCAAGATAGCTTGCAAGTCTCTCCTGTCCTGTTATGTTTGGATGGAAGCCATCAGAACCCAGAAAGCCATCAGCATGGAGAATATAGTCTGACCCTGTCAAATACCGCCAATTCTTTCTCTGGGTGTTATAAACGCATTTTGCAGTCTTGAGCCTATTCTGTACAGTTGGGTCATCTGTCCGATCTACTGACCATGCTACCATAGCGGAAAATACTTTTGCATTCGGAAATCTTACTTCTGCTACTCCCATAAAAGCATTGATTGCATTTTCAATTTCTGAGTAGCTTCCGAACTCATTAAATCCACCTACAACAAGGATCTGTTTAACCTCATTAGAAGCTGGTACGGCATTTAACAGCATAAGAAATGAATTAGCAGCTGTTGAGAAAGAAGCCCCCCCATTTGCGGAGATTGTGACATCCTTAAGTCCGGTGTAGTTTATAAAGTTAGTTGTCCATGGAGTTATATTGCCTTCCGGAGTATAACCAACTGTATAGCTGTCTCCGATGATGATAGTTTTCCCGGAATGGTCAAAAAGTCCTTCTCTTTTTTGTAACTTTGTGATATCAGCTGTATTTGTTCCAACCTGTTCTTTTAATGGGTCAATCTGTTCGTTGATTACTTTTGTAGTGGCATCATTTACTACTTTTCCAATCTCTCCATCATCCAGACTTTTCTGGATGGCGTCATCAATCATGGTTTGTGCTGTGTCTTTTATATGTGTCCATTCCTCATGATCTTTGTAAGCCTGTTTTCCAACTTTAAGCAGCCAGTCCAGGTTCATATCTTGTGAACTGCTATGTGGGTATCTGAAAAACATAATTTTATTCCTCCTTAATAAGTTAATAAAAGCAAGTCCTGTGCAAATAGCCCAGTACAGTAGTCAATAAAGCTTTGCTTTCTCAACTCAAGCTCCGACTGGATCATCTGCTGAGATGTAGTTACTCCAATGTTGCCATGAATACGCCCGACATGCTTATTCTGTCCTGTCTCTCGGCTTGTCTCACCCTTGCCGTACTCAAACGTATTTTTATTTTCACCGGAACTTTGCACTGTTGTGCTACCACCATACTCTGTAGTTGTTTTTTCGTTCGGGCTATAGTTTGCATCATTAAAAGCACTGACTTCATTGCTAGCTGTATCTGCCCCAGAGTTGGTCGTAGTGGTTCCCTGTCCTGCTTCTGCCCTGTTTATATCCTGCCCGGAGCTTTGACTTGTCCGTGTCAGATCGGGGCTATCTGTCCATTCTTCATAGCGGTCATAGTTTTCAATCGGTTCATAATTAGTTAATTCTAACACATTGTAAACCTTGTCAATGCTACTTTTCCACTTCCGACTCCATGCAGGAATAGCACTCTCATGCATAAAATCCCAGTCCGGATAAAGTGGTTCGCAATCTCCATAGGACAGAAGCAAGCTGTCGATAAAGTTCTGTTTGTCTGCTGATTCTGGGAACTTCATCTTGTCAAACAGAGTATTGTTCCATTCGTAAAGCCCTGCTATCGTTATCTTATAAAGTCCCATATGATTTCACCTCCGCAGTTTCATAACTTCTGATCTTGATGGACAAGTTCATCTCAGGATAAAGCCTGTTTGTCATGTCAACTCCTGCTTGCATGGTTTCAAGCCAAGTAGTTAACCGTGTCACGGATTCTGCATCATTTTTGCTTGTTTCAAGTATATTTAAGCGTTCTTTTTTGTCAGATCCGACAGATGGAATACCGACCTCTGTGTCAAACTGATCCAGAAGCTTTTCAAAAACCTCAATCAGCTCCGGTGCAATAAAGTTTTGTTTCAGATCCTTGTTGAAGCTTTCCCATGCATCCTGCTTGCTTCCTTGTCTGTCTTCCGTTTTTATTGATACGTCAAAAGCTTCAACTGGGTTACCAGCTTGTATGCTATCATAGATTTTTTTCAGTGTCTGAGCTGATGCCTTGTTTTTCGCCGCAATCAGAAAAGCAAGTTTTGAGTTAAAAACATTCATGTCAAAAGCAGACGCAACAAGTGCCAGTTTGTAGCTGTAAAAGCCAATGATATCTCCAATCCCACAAAAAGTCGGTCTTAGATAGATGACAGAGCAGTCTTTCCCGATCTCCATATCCTCTATCTCAATTGTAGCGTTGCTTGCATACGTGTGTATGCTTGCTGTCGTTGGTTTAAAGTAAATATTGTAGCCTGTCAGCATTGGATACTGACCAATCAGGCCATAAAGATCTGTCTTTGTGATGCAAATATACCCTCCAAAAAGTAGGCAGTATTTGAAATAGTCAATATCAATGCTTCCGTTGTATGTGATATTAAGGATAGAACATACACGCTCGTAAAGCATCCGATCGAACGTATCAGTATATAAGCTGTCAACTTTTATGCCTGATGGCTGGAAGTAATTTGTGCATATGTTGATCTTGTCAAAATTCATAGGTACCCACATGTTTTTCATTCCTCCTTTATTCAAAATAAAATCCATTATTCAAGTAACTGTTCACTTGCTCCTGGTCTCCCTCAAATCCTGCAATCTGGATAGATGCATTACGGCATTTTATAAAACCACTCAGTGCAGAAATGGAGCTTACAGTACCATCTACATAACCCTCACTTGTGCCATCTGGATCTATGCTTGTGCAGGCATAGCAGATACTGTTTGCATCCATATTATTAAGTATCGAGCCAATATTTCCAACAGTTCCTACCATGTTAGGCTCCGGAGAGGTCACACTCTGAAAAGCCTCCAACGTATTTGTGATAGCCCCTATAGGATTACCGGAAGCAAGGCTAGTGCCTACGTCTATCAAACTGGTAGTAAGCTGGCCAATGTTAGCAGTAGCATAACCAATTTGTATCGGAACGGCAAGCTGACATTGGAAGTGTGCATATTCATCAGATCCGGAAGTGAGCCAAACGTCCGCCATGCCGGAAACAGCATCGAAGTTATAAGTAGCTTTTAACTGTCCCTTATGGGTCTTTGTTGGATTGACAGGAATAACCCCCACAAATGGAAGCTTAATGCTATATTTTGAAAAAGCAGGATTGTAAAATCTGAAATCAGTATCAGCGTATAAGGGATTACCAAGGCTTAAATCATAGGAAAAATTGCATGTTGCATCATTAATTAATGCAGCAGTTACAGTGCTGTCCCAGTAGCCAAGCTTGATATTATCGGCAATATTCAAGAATGAGCTTAATCTGAATGGCAGCCATTTCAAGTCAACAATGTATTGAAACGGATTAAAAAGTAAACGTGTAAGTGCTGAGTCAATCACATCCGGGATGGATCCATAAGTGTACATAAATTCCATTAGAGCATCTAATTGGCTTCCTGTGACATAATAAGTGCTTATCCCCTCTACTGAAATAGTCCGCAATAAATAGTTTGGTGCATAGCCATTCACAAATGTATTGATCGGCTGTCCGACTATCGTAGACTGACTTACCCAGTCATTTGTAGGAATATACATACTGTCGTTAGCAAGCGTAGTCTGCTTAGTAGATCGCTCAATAAAGCATGTATAGTTGCTGATCTCTGTCCGGTACGTTGCTAACACATCCTCACTCGCTGAGATCTCAACCATGTCATTATTCAGTGAAACTGTTGAATTAATAAAATAGTAATGGTCAGCCCATTTCAGATAGTTATATTGCAACGCATTATCTAATGATAATTTTAATTTGAATGCCGGATTTTGAAAAGTTGTATTTGATTTTAAAAGACAGGGCACATTTGTCCCCTGTCCTGTTGGTCTTTTGGTACTGTTTTTTCGTTTGGAAAAATGATATAAAATAATCTCTGTCATTTTAAGTAAACCTCACCTTTTGCCGTGATTGCACATATCCAGCCAGATGGAATCCTGATCCACGTTGCTCCGGTTTCATCCTTTTTGATATCTTTTACAGTTACTGCGGTTCCTTTTTTCAGGCAGCCATCAGAATAAGCATGTTTCATACCATCCCTTGTCAGCTGCTCATACTCTTTGATCTGACCCCACACACTGTATCGTACATGTAAGTGATCCACCATAGTAGTATATGTTCTACCTATTTCATAAGATGGGCTTTTTTCATCCCATACTCTGCGGATGCAGAATAAGTCACTTCTCCTAGTTACAAGACTTTTGACAACTCCAATACCGGGGTTGTCAGCAGTGTTTTTTCTGCTACCTCTACTTTCGATCATGTACCCATAGCCAATAAAAATAGCACAATGAGTTACTGGATTACCGAAAAAAAGAAAGTCACCTACTTTTTGCTCTCCAATTGGAATATTTTTTCCAAGCTTTGAATAGCTGGATGCCGTCAGTCTTCCAACATTTGACCCTGCTTTTTTCTGGATCCAGTAAAGCAATCCAGAACAGTCAAATCCTTGTTTGGGGGTTGAACCACCCCACACATATATAACTCCAAGTAATTCCTTTGCATTTTCGACAAGCTCGTTCGCTGTCATATTTTACACCTACTTTCCTAAGTGTTCAATTAATGAGTTCATCTTTTCAATTGCAACCGTGTTATTTTTAATAACTTCAGAAAGCGTATCAACTTCATTTTTGTGTTCCTCGTTGAGTTTGTCAACTCTCTGATTGGTCTGATCGTATATGTATTTGACAAAGTAAGCCATGACGCAACAGCATACGATTGGAAATGCATAGTTTCCTAAAATACTTAAGAATGTGTCCATCATATTTAAACCTCCGTAAAATAATTATCATTAATTTGTGTGCTTGGCACTGTATCAATTAATACTTTTACATACGTATTATCTTTTGTGTTATTTACTAATTTAAAGTGTGATGCATCAGGGAAACCATAATACGATTCAAATTTTAATTCGTACAATGCAGTGTATAAACTTGTATTTATTAATGGAATACTGTCATAATACAAAACTATATCAGCAGCTGACACATTCATTAAAAGCCTTCTCACCGAAACAGATTTAAAAGGAAGTGAAACTACTATTGAACCACCAGCAGGTACTTTTATGTTTGTTGTTAACATTATACCCCCTCCCCCAGCACGTACAGAATTGCATTGTGCGTAAAGTTGTTCCATGCGTTGAAACGGTAGTGATCAAAGATATTGTAATATCCTCCGGCTGCATTGAAAGGCGTAGCAGCTGAGTACATCCACTGGTTATTGACCCCCATTGCACGGCGGTCATACAGTAAACCGAGGACATAAGGAAGACTTACCGCTGTCGTGGCTTTTTTTGAAACACCGGCAGCATCAATGATGTTCGGCGTAATGTTAATAGCCGGGCTGTCGAACTCCTGCCAGCCGTTTACCAATTCTTTGTCAGCGATTTTAAGCTGCTCATCAGAAAAGACTGTTGGGAATACCTGTGTTTCAGAATCAATCCAGAAATCCGTGTACATAAGCAGTTTTTGGTTCTCCGGACGTGTGAATCTCAAGATGTCTTTTCCAGTCAGATTCATGTGATACTTTGTAGTTCTGTCCTGCATCTTCTTTGAATCTTTTTTGATTCTGGCAACCACAAAAGCCATGAAGTCTCTGTGATGCTCTGGGCTTAAAAGCTGCTCTCTTGTCAGCTCTGTTCCGTAAGCTGTATTGTATTCTTTTACCAGATCCACCTCATTTGTTCCAAGGGAAGAAATTCCAGCCATAAAGTTTAATACAGTCAGTCTGCGTTTTGCTTCATTTCTTGATTCAATGTCATTATAGTATGAAGTCATATAGCTACTTACAAACATTAGAAACTCTGCTTCGTTGGAAAAGGCCAATGCCAGCTGATCACGGAAACGAGTTACATGCGACTGTAATACTTTGCTACCGTAGAATTTCAACTCCACTACTTTTGGAGCGTTGATTTTGTACATGTCAACAGACTGACCATCATCAAGCTGGTTTTCATTCAGATCTGTATTCCAATCCTGAGCTGCCTCTGCATCCAACGGAAGTGAAATGATCTCGCGTGTGATAGCTCCCCAGCGTTCATTATTCTCAATGATGGAACGGAACACTCCAGATCTGTATTTTTCCATTTCAAAATAGGTACGCCCACACCACTGACTGAGAGCTTTCAATGTGGGTTCTACACCTGTCCGAAGCATAGTTTCCCCGACAGATACAAAAGAGCTTGTGTCTATAGCTTTGATATTCTCGCGTCCGGTTGCCATCTTGTATAAGTCATTAATAATCAAATAGGCATCCTGCACCACTAAACTGTTTGCCATTATTTTTCTACCTCCTTAATTCATAAGTTTCATAAGATCTTCTGCCACGTTATCCGATGTGCGTGGAGCAGATCCAGTTTTTCCGGATGCTGACAGGTTACCAGCCTGCAAAGTAGCAGTCAAAGTATTGATTGCAGTCAGCAATGCTGCATTGGTTGCATCCTGTCCTGTCTGTGCTGTCAGATTCAGTGGAGTATTTGCAACCTGCTTCCCCAGATTCTGAATCTGTTCTGTACCCTGTGGGCTTGTGATCTGATTAAGCCCAGTCATGTTCTGAGCATTCAGGATTCCCATGATTTCATTTTTAGAAAAACCAAGCTTTCCAAGTTCTAAAATTTCATTTACTTTCATTTTTTCTTTTTCTCCTTTTCTGCCGGAAGCAATAATTAAAATAGGTCAACGCTTCCGGGTAATCATCCCACGGCATCCGCTTCCGGCGGTCGATGTAGCCACGTTGACCTGTCTTTATTATATAATTTTAAAATAGTTTGTCAATATAGAATTTTACAGAAATATTCTGGTAGCTGATTCTGTTTGTCAGACGATAGCTGTCAATCCAGCTATAAAAGCATCTAAACTGATCTTTTCCATGCTGGCTGTCTTCAAAAACATCTTTACAAGTGCCAGAAATATGATCCGAAACATACAAGTATGCTTTTGATTTGTGCTCATAAATCGCAACTTTTCCAATCACACAAATTAGCTTGTATTGGCGGATGTCCTCTGATCTGATAGCGGAAACGTCATCATATGCAAATTCATTTGATAAAGCCATTTTTGCAAAGTCCGTATCACCAGACAAGGCACGATACAAAGCTGTATCTTTTTTCTTTTCAGAAATCGGTGAATCATTGATTAAAACTAAAATGATACCACGTTCTTTTAACATAGAAAACTCCTGCTTATTCTTTTTCATTCGCTCCAGGATTGGAAGCAGTCCGAACGCTTGCACAATTGCATTATCCAATGTGTTGGAGTTGGAAGCAAGCCACCAGCGGAACGGCTTCTTTCCCTGCAATTCCCTATTTGCTGAGATGGTTTCGACAGCATTCAAAAAAGCATCATCCTCCCCACTGATTGACTTAGCGATCTTCTCCGGGATAAACTCATCATAAATCCCTTCCGAAAAATCAGATCCAGAGAATCCGCGGTTGTTATGCATAGAGGTGAGACAGAAAGCCTCACCTCTATAAACTTCTTCATCCTCTGTTTGCTCCATGATCTTGATACGCCCGTATTCACCTCTTGGTTTATCGAAGTGAAAATACCTATTCATATCTTTGTTTATGTCCAGCCATGGATCAAACTCCGGAAGAAATACTTTTGTCAGCTGTTCCTTTGTACGTCTCATATAGATGATCTTTTCATTTTTGGAAAAAACATCATTGATGAAGTGCTGGAAAATACCATATGTTTTTCCAGTTCGTCTTGCACCAATGATGAATATGAAGTTAATTTTATTTTTATCAGCCAGCTGGACGATCCTTGGAACGTCCAGCCAACCATTTCTATTGTATATGTTCATTATTGAAATCCACCTCCGGAGGATTCAGGCTGTGAAATCTGATTGCATTCATTGTATTTTTTGATGCAGGCATCCTGCAAAAGTTTTAACCACTCTTTATCCAGCGAATATATGGAGTTATAGTACTTCCCATCTTTTCCTTTTTTACTTGGGAATGAGAGGAAAAGACCCTCTTTTCCATCAACCAGCGTAAGTCCTTTAATCACAAGCGTATCGTCAAGTTTCAGTTCAACAAAAGCTTTTGTTTTTAAGTTTCCATTATAGGGTTTGCATGTGATTTTTACGTTTGATTTTAACATTTATTTAATCTCCTTTACGTCAATTCTAATGATTTTTCCCACCTTGTAAGCTACGATACTGATTTCGTCATCCTCGTAGCTTACTTTTCGCAGGCTGCTTGTTCGCAATGTTTCATAAATCTCTGACATATCAATCATTTTATCACCCCCTTAATCACCTAACAGTAACCATACCTGACAGCTTGCAAACATGCAAACAAAAGTCACGCAAGTCCAGAAAAGGGTACTTAAATCTTCCTTATTTTCTTTCCAGAATTTTTTCATGGTTTACACCTCCTTTATATATTGTAAATTATTTATGTTACAAAACTGTTACATATTTATAACATTTATTCTAACTATATACTGTATCTTCCATTTCAAATGGCAGCGGTAATCCCGTTTCTTTATCATAAGGAATAGTATGATCTAACTCATACTCTGTATCGGTTAAGCGTATGGCACAACCATATTCAATCCTGCATCCATCTATAACAAGTTCATTAATTCCATCATTGAATAGATACTCTGTTTTCATCTTCCATTTTGGATCCTGCCAATCATTCACCCTGCGGTAGTTCCTGCGGAACAACAAGTCATTTTTGAAAATAAATCCTTTTCTAAAATTGGTTATATCATCGTTAAGACAATAAATGCCCTCTTTTGGAACTCCAGCGACTGTCAGATGCAAGCTTGCATCTTTTTTCAGTCGGTAGCAATACCGCTTGCTACCCATTGTTTTAAATTCTGAATATAATCCATCAAACTCAGCAATTCCCAACCGGAAAGTTTTTTCCTTATACTCTACTACACCGATTTTTCTTTTTTCTGACATTTCAACTATAGATTGATTAAATGCATCCAGTTTATCATGATCCCAGTCTGTTCCTTTGACTGAATCTGTGTCTGAATAAAACCACCTCCGGCAGCAGGAACCCAGCCGGAACAGATAAGCCTGGGCATAAGCTGTGATCCATACGCCCCACTGGTAAGGCATAAAGCTATTCTTGTTCCGATAGAACTTTTCAAGCTCTTTTTCCCTGTCCTCCGGTTCTTTTGCTTCCCATTCTCCAGACTCCATAAGCTCTGTGCATAAGATCTGAATGATTCTCTGAACCGTCATGCCGTACATTCCATTTAATTCACCTTTTGAGATCATGTAGTTTGGTTCATCCAATCCCTTTAATGTGCATTTTTTAAAAAACAATTCCATTAAGTAGTCAGTGAACCACTCTGGCAAGTAGTCTTTTGTAGCCCTCATGACTTTTGACACGTCAGCCCACTCGTATTCATAACTTGACAGAATGACCTCTAAATCTGGGTCACTAAATGGATATATGACAAGATCAGCGTTCACAATCTTTCCATTATCAATATTGTCATTAAACTGTTCTTTTTTGCTTTTGGCTTCTGGAAAAACACAAACTTTTGCTTTTGAAAAAGCCAGAGGAGGCATGGGACAGTCTTTTTTCAGTCTCAGATTCTTAAGTCTTATATAGCCAGAAAAAGCATAGTCTTCCTTAAGCTCCATAATGTCTTTTAATGTTATATTGTTAGTATAACAGAAGTTGCTCATTGGAAACTTACAATAGCACATCCAGGCAATATAGGAACTTACAAAGTCGTAGCACTCAACAGGTTCTTTTATTAATTGATTCACATAATATCTATTAGCATGTACATAGCCACCATGATAGCAGTCAAGCATTTGATCGTATTGCTCCAACGTCAGAGCCATTTTATCAAATTGCTTTCTCCATTTCTTGTCTTTTCTTGCTCTCCTGCGGGCGTTCGTCCGGATAAAGCCTGTATTGGTCAGCGGACAGTTCGCCACGTTAAATCCTCGCTGATCTATGTATTTGCGAAGTGCTTTGCAAAGACTGATTGTATCCGTACAGACGTATGCAATTTCTTTTGCTGTACGTGGACTTGCCGGCGTTCGAAACTTCTTATAGTCCCATGTTCCGACAGCTTTCTCAGTTGTTCCCATGTCTTTACAAAGCTTCTCAAGTGATCTTTGTGTCAAGATGAGACTGTCCCGGAACTCAATGCCTTGTCCTGTCCATTTCATAAAAATATATTTATGCGTCTTAGCAGCCAGTGATTTATCAGGATTCCCCCACTTTTGGAAAAAATGGTTACGAAGAAAAACATAGTCATATGGAAAGTTATGCACATAAAAGCGTACAAGGTGGGTATCGTCAGCATGTAAAGTTGTGCAAATCCTGTCGATCGTATCAATCAGATCAGAAACATGGTTGCCGTAAATACAACAATCATCCTCTATCGTGACTGTCCAATCCGTGACAAAGCCAATGTTTTTGTTAAGATAGACAAAAGTTTCCGTATCAACAGTTATTATTTTTTCATAGACACCTAGATAATGTCCTGCATTGGATCTCCGGATAAAATCACCATTGAAGAGTCGCATATAATCATAGTTCTTAAAATAAATAACCGGATATCCTGCGACTAGCATACTTTAACCCCCTGCTATGGTCTATACTTCAAAGCTTCTGCTTCGCCAGAAAAACCTAGTTGTTTTGCTATTGTATCTGCTGCATCTGGATCAGTTCTCTCCCGGAATTTTTCCAGATCTTTTATGATCTCAGAAACCGTAGAATCATCCAGTTTATGACTGATGATCCTCATAGTTTGCTTGCTGTCATAAAAATTCTGCATCCACTTCCAGACCTCAGACTTGAAAAATAACTTCATTTCCTCTTTAGATTTGAAATTTATTCCATATTCTGTACTGAGGGTCTTTTGGCGTTGATCTATGATCTCGCGCCAGCCCTGAACAGTACTGCTCTTTTCTTTTAAAATTTTCTGAATGGCTTTCACCTGGGTTCGTGGCAATCCTTTATATTTTTCATTTTCCAGATTTTCCGGAATAGTGGATCGTCCCGGGAAAAATCTTGCAAGCAAGTCCTGGTAGTCTGCATAAGCTCCGCCAACTTCTGAATCAAACCCTTTTGCCTTTAACCTACGCATACGCTGATTCAGACGCTTTGCAAGCTGTCTGCGGAGCTGTAAAGCCTCCTTTGTAGTTAACATGTTTGGATTGACATTCAATCCTTTTGACGTAGTTGGAATTTTAGGATTCTTTGGCATTGTATACTACTCCCTTCATATACTCATAAATGCTATCGTATTCCCTAGTTGTCATGCGAAAATCTAATTCTGGTTTTTTAATGATCAAATAAAGATTCTCACATACAACTCTTGCATCATTAATAGTGTCATGAACATAAAATGATGCAATAAAATGATCTGCGTCAACAGCTATTAAAGATATTGCACGATTGTACATAGTTTTTCGTGCAACTCTCCTTATAGTGATTCTCATTTCTGGACAGTTTAATTCTATCATGTCTGATCTATTAAGATTTGGGTTGGATTTTATACAAGTCACTACCGGGGCTTTTACTCCGGTGTTCGTGTACTTAATTTTTTTGTATTTTGATTTCATTATTTGCACTCCTTTGAAACTAATAAATTATATTCACTTGGTGAAGTAAGCGACTGCATAACATCATAAACAAAAAAATTGCGCTTTTTTAACATTGAATATACATAAGACAGATCGGTTAAATCATCTATACTAATTCTCCTTTTATAAAAAACGCCATTTATATATAAATCAAAATAAGTAGAACATATCAATCTAATTATTTCAATAAAAGTCATTTTTTTCCTATGAACCTTGTCTTTATTGGCATAAAAATTTATACATGTCGCTCTTACACAATCAGATAATGACACAACTTTATTACATAAAATAAGTTCACCTGTATAAACATATTCCTCATTGTTTTTATCAACAAAAGTTGATTGATAAGTAGCAGAATTCACACATAAATTTCTATCAATTTTTTCTGTTTCTCTTTCAATGATTTTACAAGACTGTAATTCAAACATCATTTTACCCTCCTACCTTATGGCCTGATTATGGCTTGATTATGGCCTGATTATAGTCCAATTGAACTAATATGTCAATAAAAATAAGTGACAGACTTTATGCTATATTGTCAGACAATTTAATGTTATAGTTACCTAGCAAGAATCATGCCAGTTTTGCAATTATGAACGAAATATGAACAGATTGGGGAAATGTTAACAATTTGTTCACAAGTTTGTCTTGCCAAGTTT